AAACTTACTCCCAAAGAGTTGGCAACTAAAAATGGTGAACCTTATGTTGGTATCATTAGTATTGAACTAGATCCAAACAATATTGGTAATGGTAGTTTTGAACTAGACTGGAATGATAAATTCATTGTAAATCTTATAAAATCTGGTTATAAAATTAAGGAAAATGATAAAGATAGTGAGATTATAGATAGATGGTTTCAAACAGTAGCACGAAATATTGCACTAGAAGTCTATGAACAACAACAGGCCGATCCAGACATGAGAGGTATGGCAGATATGCGTAACATTAGAAGTAAAGATTTGGGCAACGGACGTAGCGAGGTAGCGTAAAAAGGCTGACTTTAAATATTATCCATAGTATACTAACGTTTTCAACAACTCATAAGAGAATTTTAAATGGAAAAAACTATCAAAAAGGGTGAAACTGTACCTGCTGTTGTTATTAACAACAATAGAAAAGGTAAAATGCGTAAAGCATGGGTTTTCCCATTCAAATTTGAATTTGTAACTCCAACCGGTGAAAAAGTAATTCACGCATTAAAACGAAAAAAGGGAGAATATAATAGTGCTACGGTAGCAGAAAAATTAAGCCAATTGACTGATCCCAAAAATTCTAAATGGCATTCTACTCTTGCCAAATGGCAAGAAGACATTGCTGCAGGTCGTAGGGATAAACCCAGTCGTAAAATGCGTGTTCAATTTAAAATGGTTAAGGTAAAGGATATTGTAATTGATGATGATGTTCAACGTGAATTAGACCCGAATTGGGTAGCAACTATCGGCAACCCTAATGAGTTTGAAACTGAGTTTATGTCCACAATTCACTGTATGTATGATCCAAAAACTAAAAAATACATCAGTATGAATGCACAACATACTCTCATACTTGAGGTGGCATTTGCCGCAAATGATTTATGGGATGACCTTGAAGATTATAATGGCGACCCAAATGAACTTTATGTACCTGTTACCTTTTTTCCTGATTCGTCCCGTGCAAAATGTCGTAGAGGTTTTCACGTTTTCAATGGAAAACAAAAAGCCATTGAACCCTACGTAAATCACAAAATGTTTGTTCTAACATATCGGGTCGATGAAGATCGTACAGACAAAAATGCTCAACAGGCACATAACATTCAAACTATTAATGAAGAAGAAGGATTTGAACCTATTAGCAAAGATGACAAAAAGAACAAAAAATATAGTTGGGCTATTACTTGTGTAAGTGAAATGATGGGTCATTATGATCGGTTAGATCGTTGGCGTTTTGTATTGCGTACACACAAAAAATATTGGCCCAATATGCAATTGGACATTGCTGAAGTAGATTTATACGGTTTCATCTATGATTATTTTAAAGATTTAAAATATGATGTATATAGCGAAGAATTTAATGATAAATTCCTTAATCCTTGTATGGCAATTATTTGGAAATTCTTTACAACACCGCACGGTTTTGTTAGTGACAGTGCCGGAGTACAAAAAAGATTTGCTAGTGCAAAAACCGGTTTACCGGAAGATAAATGCAAAATAGATGATAATGGTTCATGCGTATACTTAATGAAATTATATCGTCATTTTGGTGGCCAGCATGAGTTACCATTATATGTCAATAATTTGAGAGAAGAGCGAATTGGTGATTTACTTAACTACGTTGATAAAGATCGTGAATCATTGATTGAAGAGATGGCAAATTATGGCAACTCGTAAAAAGAAATTTTTATATGTTATTTTAACTGCTCATTATTTTAAAATAGGTGATACATTCAAACAACGACTTGGATATGGAGTTACTAATGATCCTGGTATACGGGTTAGAAAATACAGCAATACTTCCGGCGGTGAGCAAGAATTTATAGTATTATATCACAGCCCCAATTATGATGTAATGGAAGTTGAAAGGATTTTAAAACAACGTTTGTCTGATGATTGTCATACTATTAATGGTGAAGAGGTTGAATGGATTAGCCCCTATAGTAGTATTAATACAGAAATTCTTACTTCTATGATAGAAAATATCATCAAGGAATTAAATAAACCTATTAGGCGAGTTAGGAAAGAATTCCTACCATTTAAAGATGCGGAATGGCAAGATGTTATTGATACGGAAAATATCGAACTATACCCGGACGTATATACGGAACCGGTTTATCCCATTTAAATTGACAAAATCTAAATAGCAGTATATAATACACACATGAAACACACTTACGCACTTATCGATACTGCAAATACCTTCTTTCGTGCTCGGCATATTGCTAGTCGCAATAGTACGGTTGAAGAGAAAATAGGTATGGCCCTGCATCTTACATTAGCAAGTGTAAATCAGGTCGTTAAAAAATTTAAAATTGACCACGTAGTGGTGTGTCTAGAAGGCCGGAGTTGGCGTAAGGATTATTATAAACCTTATAAAGCTAATCGCAAGTTAGATGAATCTGCCATGACTGAAGCAGAGGTAGTCGAAAACAAAATGTTTTGGGAAACATATGATATGTTTACCACATTTTTGCGTGAAAAAACTAATGTCAGCGTACTCAGGCACGAACGGGCTGAGGCTGATGATATTATCGCCCGTTTTGTACACTTACATCCTAATGATACGCATTACATTATTTCTTCTGACACTGATTATATCCAGCTTATTAGTGAAAATGTCAATCAGTACAATGGTATCACTAACCAACTCATCACTACCGAAGGCTACCATGATGAGAAAGGAAGGTTGGTAGTAGATAAGAAAACTAAAGAACCTAAACTATTAGGAGATCCTAAATTTCATCTATTCGAAAAATGTATGAGGGGAGATTCTAGTGACAATGTTTTTAGTGCTTATCCCGGAGTTCGTACTAAAGGTAGTAAAAATAAGGTCGGGTTGATTGAAGCCTACGCAGACCGAAAAAAGCAAGGATTTCACTGGAACAACATGATGCTACAGCGTTGGGTAGACCATGAAGGTGTTGAACACCGTGTTCGAGACTGTTATGAACGCAACCGTACCCTAATTGACTTGACAGCACAGCCCGAAGATATTAAAGTAGAGGTTGACGATAGAATCAAAACTAATGTCCGTACTACTACAACCTCTCAAGTAGGTGCTCATTTTATGAAATTTTGCGGAAAATATGAATTGATAAAAATCAGTGAACAAGCAGAAACTTATGCTAAGTGGTTAAACTCTCCCTATACTGGCCATCTAAATCAAAACTAAGGATTTTTAAAATGGATAAGCAAATTACTATCACCGGTCTAAACGAAAAGCAAGTAGCAATGTTGGATATCATATGGGGATTAGAATCCCAAGAAGACTTTGATGATTGGGTAGTCACTCTAGAAAATGATGAGCGTGAACTAGCAGAACAAATGTATTGGTTGCTACTTATTGAAATTGCTGAAAGTCACACTGATGAAAATTATACTGAAGCAAATGAAGTGCTGAAAGCTTATATGCTTAATAAAAAGGAATAAAATGTCTGAATTTGTAGCTAAACCCATAGTTAAAAATCAATATTGGGTAATAACCGACGGGGAGAAAAAAGTTGGTAATGTAATTGCCAATGGATCAGGATTTGATGTTAAAATGAATGGGTCACAAACTCATTATAAAAACACTACTGAAATCAAGCGTACAACCAATATTGAATTTCAAACAGTAAAATCTAATAAAACTAAAATTCAAATTCCCTTTGCTGATTATCCTACCACAGGAAAAACATTTAACTCTATTTTAGATATCAAAAGAAAACTTCATATCTATACTAAAACACAAAAAAGTAAATGTTTTTATGCAGCGGGATGGTTCATTTTAAATCATACCGGTGAGGAAGAAATAGTATTCTGTCCTAAATATATCTTTGTGCAAAGATATCCATATATGGGGCCTTTTAAAACTAGAGTAGATGCTGAACAGCAGATAAATAGTTGATGATTCATATTAAGAGGTTTATTGATAGAGTTTCTTTACTAGAAAGTAGACAAACTAAAGATTTCGTTATACCCCTAATAGAGGCTAGAGGCCTTCGTGATGAATTGGCTAAAATTCTATTAGAATTGCATGAAAAAAATAATGATACAAAACCAGTTACTGAACCAGTAATGCAAATTGAATTAAAGGCCGGATCATTTAAATGAGTAGAACGCAGCCCAAAGTCTTACTAGAAATAGTAGATAAGACAACATATAAATGCGACCAAATTGTAGAAGCTAGTGGCATTTGGGCCGTGTTTTATGAAGGGCAACCAATTAATCTTAAATCACAACATTACTTGGACAGTGAGTCTACTCCTAAATATAAAAAGACTAGCTTTAGTAATCCAGGTCACGCAAGAAATCTTTGTCGTAAATTGAATGCACAATTCAAAACCGACAAATTTACCGTTGTTTTTATGAACGACGGCCAATGCGTTTACCCAGATGACCAAGTATAAGATTACAAAAAAAATAATTACCGAAACGGTATTAAAAGAAATACCTGAACACTTTCATATGTACCATGAAATCCCTATTGAGGATTTGATGTCTAGATGGTGGATGACGGGTAGACAAGAAAGTTTAAGATTAACTGATGAAGGTATGGTAGCCTTCCAATTGGCCGAAATAACTCATTATGAGTTTGATTTGAAACAAGCAGGCGAAAATTGGCATGTTTTTTTACTTGAAGTAAATAAAAAAATAAAATGCCCATATTATTTGGGTGTAAATAAAACGGAAATAAAAAAATTGCCCTACATCAGATTATATGACAGTAAGGTTGCTATGATGATAGGCTTATACGGCAACCTACGTGAATATTTAAATTCTATAAAGGTGAAACGATGATTGAAGAAAATAAACCAAAAAAACCAACTGTTACTTTACCAATTAAAAAAACATCACAGCTTCCCCAAACCAAAATTCCTAAGCCAAATACCAAAGGTTTTGGGGGAACAAATGTAATTCGTAGAACTGGGCGTGGACGGTAAAATACTTGTCAACGAAACCTGTATCTCAGGCGTTAATAGATATAGATACACAGTGTATCTAACATCTCTTTCATTTAACTTATAAAGGAAATACAAATGAAAACAATCGCAACTTTGATCGCTGGACTTTTCGCTGTTACTGCTTTCGCTTCTGAGCCTGCTAAGGCCCCAGCTGCTGCTACCCCAGCTGCTGATGTTAAGCTTCCAGCAAAGAAAGACGAGAAAAAAAGTGAAGGTGCACCTGCTGCCAAGGCAGACGCAAAGGCTGCTACGCCAGCTGCCGCGCCCGCAGCTAAGTAATTTTTGGTTAGATGATGATGACGATGGTATCACTATTGAAGACTTGGACTTACAATCAGGTTACCGTCGTCACATTTTCACACCAAAAAAGATAATAGTATCTGAACTTGATGAATATATTAAATTCAGATTACTATTATCTAGGTACTTAGTACTTAGGAAGTACGACACGAAATGGGGATAATATCCCCATTTTTTAACTAGTTAATTGCTGCATTGCAATATTTAGGAATAAATACGTTAGTAGGAACCATAAGTTACTACTAAACAAAAGGAAACATATAATGTTAACACTAATTGACAAATTCATTAATTTACTTGACCGTTTTAGTAATCATCAAACAGATTTAGAGCGATTTATTGCTTCTCACAATCCACAACACGGCGGAGATGTTGATAATCTCATCAGACGTTATACCTACGGTACAAGGAGCGCGTTATGAAATATATCCGCAAATTTTATGAATTTTTAGTTGCGTGTGGTGAAGTTGTTTATGAATATCGTAAGCACAACAATGTTCGTCACTACTATTAAACTATGGATATAATAAACTTTATTATCGCATTACGCTATTTTTTACGGTTTGATCCTAAAGATTTTGAGGTTCATCCGTAATGTGGCCCGTTACAGATGAAGAATGGGAACAATTAAATTTCCCTGAGAAATTTAACTAAGATAAATATTACATTATGATTAATCCCTTACTTCCATGGTTCAAGCCCACAATGAATGCAGCATTTTTTATTGATGCATTTCAAGGTGTCAAGCGTGATCTAACTGATAAGATCATTACAGATCCCACACTGAATCGTGCGGCTCATAATTATATCAACAGTCAAACAGAATTTGCCAAGATGCTGACCAATAATTCAGTTGATCTTGCTCATTATTCTATGGATTGTATCACAAACAGATACTTTCCCAAGAAGGACTAATCCACCTAACGGATCGACATTAACACACACATAGGAGAAATAAAATGTCAGACTACACACCAAAACTTCCAGAAGTTAAATTCAACAAGAACGGATATGAAATCCGCACAGAAATCCTCGACATGGCTAAAAGCTTAATGTGCGAGGAATACCACGCTAAATTCCACGGTTGGGAAATCTCGGCGCAGCGTGATGAAAAATCAGGACAGGTTGTTACCACAGTTGGTATGCCACAGTTTCCCGGACTTGAGCAAGTACTATCTACAGCAGAAAAAATGTACGGCTTTGTTAACGCAGGTGTCAAGAAGTAAGGGTTAACTACCCAA